TGTAGAAGATTGTCAGGAAGAACCAGAAGAATCAGAACAGCCACCTCTTCCGATCATGAAAAACAATGATCAACGCAAGCAATGGCTAAGGAACTATAAGAGCTGGGGACTCTGGTACGAGGACAAGAACGTAGGAATTAAATACTACAAATACGATTTCGCGAACGGCGCCCGCCTGATCGTAGAAGAACTTGCTCCGGATCCATCAGAAAAAAGCCAGTGGTATACGCCAGGGGAACACCATTACATGCACCTTGTAGGAGGACCAAAGCCGGAATGCAAGAACGACAAAGGATGGAGCTACCATTCCAGATACAACAAATACCCAAACAGCGAAACAGAACTTGTGGAATTCTTGAAGGAGATTCAAAAATGAGTTACAGAACAGGAAAAAGACCTAAGACAGTACAGTTCAAAAACATAAAAGAGATTTACAAATACAGATAAATGACCGATTCGGTCACTAAAAAAGGGTGCCCTAAAATTCACATAGATACATCCTTCCTGTGTGAGCCTGTCAGATCACAGGAAGGAGAAAGGAGAAACAAAATGCAGAAGAAGGAAAGGACATTTAAAAACATGAGCAGGGAGGCACAGATATGCGAAACCTGTAAAGAGAATGATAATGGTTTCTGCGATCGCATTGGACGCATGGTAGAAGATGACGACTGGTGCGCAAAATGGAAAATCAAAGAAGTTCCGGAATGGAAAGCAAGGATGATGAATACATTTCTGGCCGGACACTGAGAGGAGGGCGGAAATGATCCCATTTTTATACGATGTAACAGATAGATCAGGCAATCTGGTGATAGGCAATGCAACATTTGCAGAAATAGTGGAAGGTTTAAACTGCTCAAAAGCACAGGCGAACAATGCAAGGACCTCCGGAGATTTAATCTTCAGGAAGTACGAAATGCACAGAGTTGATCGGAAATTAAGCAGAGTGAAGGATATCGCATTGCTTCAGGAATTTGATACCGTCCGTCTCCACTTGCTGGGATATAAGAAAGGCGACAGGAAATGAATAAAAGACAGAAAAAGAAACTATTCCGAAAAACCATGGGATGGAATCCTCCGGACTGTTTAATCTACACCAGCCTGGACTACCATGTTTTTATCGGCAAGCCCTGGGGAGGTCTGGCAGCCCTAAAGAAGCAGGAAGCCACCAGAACAGTAGAATACTTTAACCGGAATATTCAGAACAGGAATTATCTGCTCAGAGAAGCAAGGAGGTATACCAGATGAAATAGGGAGGATTATTATTTCCTAAAGAATCCACCAGAAAAAAACGGAAGAAGCACCACAAAAGCATCATAGACAGAGACATGAAGAATCAGTGCTTCATTTGCGGCAAAACAGGCTATACAGAACGCCATCACATCTATGGCAGCGCAAACCGCAAATACTCCGAGCAATATGGCTTAACCGTATATCTTTGCCCGGAATGTCATAGAACTTCAGATATAGCCGTACATAGAAACAAAGAAGTCCGAATTACTTTGCAGCGGATTGGTCAGAGAGCATTTGAAGAGAAATGTGGCAGCAGGGAACAATTCGTAAAGACGTTTGGAAAAAACTATCTGGAGGAAGAATAAATGAACATAGGAAAAGCAAGTGCAATATTTAAAGACATTCATAACGAAGAAACAGAAGTAGAAGACAAGATCACAGCAATTCAGGAAGTGATTGATATGCCTACACATAACAGCATCACAAAGAAGAGTATGCTGGAGGTACTTCACTGGCTGATTGAAGAATATATTTAAGGAGGACATATGAACATAGCACAAAGAGCAGAAATATGTAAACATAGTACAGGACACATCGGAGCTGTAGCAGTATACACCCGTCCCACCTGTCCGAACATGCATATCATCAAAGGTAAATGAACGAACTGCAAGGACTGTAGATTCTATGAGGAGAGGAAATGAACCTATATGAAATAAAAAACATGGAGACAGGACAGATTGTTGCATCTACAGTTTTGCTTAAAGAAGCTGCAAAACTACTGGACTGTCCTGCATATGCAATATCGAATGCGTATCATAGTAATTATGCTATTTACGGCAAATATAAAATAAATCAAGTAGATACAACACTGACCAAAAAAAGTCCGCTATGGGCCGAATGGGATTTGTGGAGAATCTGGTTTTTGAAATTATGCAGAAGGTAATATTTGATAAGGTATTACTAAGAGAATAGGAGATTTACATATAATTAAACAAACAAGTGAAGCTTAAATATGACTGTACTTAGATATTTATCAGGGCATGTAGCATGTACGAAAAAAGACAGGCCTTCAATAAAGAAGGCCTAAAAGAATTATTGAATACATATATTACCGAATAGATTACCAAGGTCAGTAACAAACATCACCTTTTTGTCTTCTTCGTAAGATTCTCCTGATTTGAGATTATTTAAAATTATGTGTTTATTGGTAACGTAGAAAGATGTATTAGTTGCCAATTGATAATTTTCTGAATGCGTATAATATGAATCGGATATATTGATTAAATTTAATCGCTCTAAATTATCGAATGAAACCATGAGCTGTTTATAAGGATAAGTTAATATCCAAGATACATTTCTGAAAATAGTATTAGTACCACCACCTACACTTTTGGGAGATCTAATCTTCATATCAATTAATGGGCGCAAATCAGCATTGAGAATAATCTTAAATGTAGCTGCGTCTAAAGGAGACATTTGCCTGATGATTTCAACAAAAGAAGGATGGACTGAATTTTTAGTATCTATACACATGGATTTTGCAAGTAAATTTGCGTATAGTTCTCTTAATTCATCACTATTCATTGAATACGAAATAGCCTGAAGCGCAGGCACAGCTACATAAGGCTCAGGAGATACAATTTTTTCAGGTTCTATATTCTCTAGTTTTTTAGCCAGCAATTTTTCTGTTTCAGCAACATTGTATTCTCTCTGAGCTATCCATTGGCGTAGAGGGGATAATGCGGCATTTATGGCACGAGGAATTAGCGCTAGAGTTTTTCCTGATTCTTGAGCTGCTGGTTTTAATGCATCATCATAAATATCAGGAACAGTTTCAACAGCTTTTCCAACACCGCCAGCAAGTTTATCAAATCCTTCTGACATAAAATCACAACCTTTCGTTTTTATTATATTTTATCAGAAAATTAAGAAATATCAATAAGGTAGAAAAGGAGTCAAAAATGAAATTTATTTTTAGTGTTATACGTAAAAAAAAGGGAAAAGTATTTACAAACGGAAACATTTTAGAAATGTTGACATTATTAACGATTATCTTTGAGTGGGTTTCTGAAAAAATAGCTGAGGATAAGGATATAACATTGAACGAGGCAATGGATATCGTATTGAAAGGTATAAAAGACGGGAGTAAAAAGCTTTACTGATTAAAATGTGAGTACGGAATTAGAAACATAAAACTTGAAAAGGAATAGATGCTAAGAGATTTAAGGCGTTGCTGTTTACTCTGCCAAAAAGAGCTATAAAAAGAAGGAGGCCGGGAACTATCAAAAGCTCCCGGCTAAAAGTATGAAAAAGAAAAAGTTTTATTTGCAATTACTCTTTGCTCTGTACAAGTAATAATATATCCAGAAAATGTGAGCAATATGTGATACAGATTTGAAGAATTTGTGAAAGGGGAGCGATACCGATGGACAAGAATATCTTAAGTCAGTACATAGATGCCTGTGAGCTGATCAAAGAAACAGAAGAGGAAATCAAGAAGCTAAACAGAAAGAAAAAGACAGTGATACAGACAAATGTGTCCGGGAGCAACCCTGAGTTTCCTTATAACCCACAACATTTTAAAATCCAGGGAACAACATTTAACTATGCAGATGACAGCCAGCTTCGATATCAGAAGAAGATTTTGGAAGAAAGAAAATCCCAGGCAGAGCAGTTAAAGATAAACGTAGAAGGATGGCTAAACACAATCCCTCCCAGAATGCAGAGAATCATAAAGTACAAGGTCTTTGAAGAACTGACCTGGCAGCAGGTAGCTAGAAAGATGGGAAGAAGAGCAACTGAAGAAGGCGTTCGCAAAGAATTTAATAGATTTTTTGAAAAAAAGTAAAATTGTCCGTTTTGTCCGATATGTCCGATTTTAATATGTTATAGTATAAACTGAACTCAGTGGAAGATCATACAGAGTTCTCCTTCCCTTAGTTGTCTGCCAGTACCCACTTGGCAGACTACCAGAACATCTCGCCAGGTGGGAGCGAGCGTGAGCCATGGAGCCGCAGGTTCGAATCCTGATGTTCTGCTCCGGTTTAACACCGGACTCATATGGATTTTCCTTGACATAGGAGCCATCTGTTCTTTATGAGCAGGTGGCTCCTACGCTACGGACATTTAGCTCAGCTGGTCAGAGCATCCGGCTCATAACCGGACGGTCCTGAGTTCAAATCTCAGAATGTCCATAATTACCGCGGGATAAAGTAACGGAAACTTACAGGCCTCCTTAGCCTGGAATGGCGGTTCGAATCCGTCTCCCGCTATCAGAGAACAGGAGGGATGGCATGATATACAAACGATGTAGCAGATGCGGGGGTAGGGTACCAGCAGGGACTACATGCCTATGCAGAAAGAACAACATCAGAGAGTATGCAAAGCCAACCGGAATAAAGAAAGAATACCACACACAACGGTGGAAGAACCTGAGGCAGGTTGTGCTTGACAAATATGACGGGCTGGATATCTACATGATGTACAAGCATAACAGAATAGTGACAGCAGATACGGTACACCATATTGAATTATCGCAAGATAGACCTGACCTGTTCTATTCAGATTCAAACTTGATTCCAGTCTCAAGAGCTGGACACAAAGAGGTACATGCACGGTACGAAAGAGAGGGGAAGACAGTGGTGCAGGAAGAACTGAGAGACTTTCAGATGCGTTTTAAAACCACCGGGGGATAGAAAAAAGTTTTGATTGGATTCTCCACGACCACGTATGCCCCTTTCTTTCTGCAAAATTCTAAAAACGAAAAAAAAGTTGGCAAATGAAAGGAGAGAGGTCAGAGGGCAAGACCAAGAGTGCCGGTAGAATTGCAAACCGGACATTTAAAAGTTATTGACGGACAGAAGAAAAGAGATGCAGAAGACCAGGTAAAAACAGAGAAAAACCAGCTTAAACGACCTCCTTCTTGGCTGATCGATGATGTTGCTAAAAAAGAATGGCGAAGAGTTGTAAAAGAGTTAAGCAAGCTAAATATAGTCGGAAATCTGGACTTAAACAATATAGGAGGTTATTGCAATGCGTTCGCAAACTACGTAAAAGCAACAGAAATATTGAGTCAGCAGACGTATTATGTTGATCGAGAAACCAGAACGGGAGTAATTGTTGTAAAAAATCCTATGGTTGATATTCAGAAAGGGTATGCAGAAGAAATGAGACGCTTCGCCGCCTTATGTGGTCTGACAATTGATTCGAGATTGAAGGCAGGATCGGCGAAAGTAAATAAGCAGCAGGAAGAAATTGAGAACCGGTTCGGTGCTATATGATTCTTGATGAACTTAAACAATACGCTTGTGACTGCATATCTGGAAAGATTATCAGTGGAAGAAAACATATATGGGCATGTGAGAGATTACTGAGAGATATCGACCGAATCGGTCAACCGGATTTTCCATACGTCTGGGATGAAGACCAGGCGGAGAACATTGCAGAATGGTTTGCACTCTTACGACATAGTAAAGGAGTTCTGGCAAAGCAACCGATCATTCTAACACCATGGCAGAGATTTAGAATTTGCCAGCTGTACGGATGGGTTCATAAAAATACCGGATATCGACGTTTCAAGAAATATTTCACAGAAGTGGCCAGAAAGAATGCGAAATCTCAGGAAGAAGCAGGTATTGCACTCTATGAGGCAGCAGTTACATCAACCAAGAACGGAGAAGTATACGAGATTTATACCGCCGGCACAAAACGCGATCAGTCCAAAATTGTATTCGGGGAAGCCGGATTAATGCTTCAAGGATCACCTTTGAGGATGAAATTTAAGGTAACCAGGGACTGTATAAAACATCTGAAAAGCAATAGCACAATCAAACCATTATCAAAAGACGATGGAAAGTCCGGGGATGGTACAAACCCTGCACTTCTGGTTTTAGATGAGTATCATCAGCACAAAACCACGGAGTTCTATGATTTAGGAATAGGATCAAACACAAAAGAGCCACTCTTGATGATTATAACAACAGCTGGAATGGATTTAACTTATCCTTGCTATGTGACTGAGTATCAGTATTGTTCCAAGGTGTTGGATCCAAACACGGACGTGGAGAATGATGAATATCTGATCGACATTTGTGAGATGGATCCGGAAGATTATGAAGACATTTCAAATCTGGATAACGAAGAGACTTGGAAGAAAGCTAATCCGATTAGAATGACATATCCGGAAGGTGTCGATAAGATTCGCGGTGAATATAAGATTGCCAGAGAACAGCCGGAACATATGACGGCCTTCCTCACAAAATGTCTGGATGTCTGGGTGCAGGCGAAAGAGAATGGGTATATGGACATGTCGAAATGGAAAGCCTGCCAGGTGAATGAATTACCATTTGATATAACGGGGCATCCGGTGTATGTAGGTTTCGATATGTCTGCAAAGACAGATCTTACATCAGTGGCGTTTATGATTCCGTTTTTATCCGGGGAATATGATGCGAATAGAAAAGAAATAGTAAAGTATATTCTTTGGTCGCACAGTTTTATCCCGACAAGGGAGAAGCTTCAGGAACATATTATAAAAGACAAGGTTGCCTATGACGCATGGGAACGTATGGGATTTCTGGAGGTAACAAACACTCCGATCGTAGATCAGGGAGCGGTTATGAGATATGTTCTTGAGACCTGCGAAAAAATGAAATTAAAAATACAATGCCTGTGCTTTGACCCTGCGAATGCGAGTAAATTAATGATGGATCTGTCAGATGAAGGATACGATGTCGAAGAAGTATTTCAGAGCCACAAACACCTAAACGAAGCAACACAGGGATTCAAAGAGCAGGTATTTTGCAGAAATATTATATATACTTACAATCCTCTGCTGAATTATGCGATGAGTAATGCGGTAATCCGGCAGAACAATGGACTGATCAAAATTGATAAAGATGCAACAAAAAAGAGAATCGACCCAGTGGATGCAACACTATGTGCGTATAAGCTGGCAATGTTTCATACATTCGGAGACGATTACGGAGATTACATTAATAATTTTATTGAGGAGATATTGAAGGATTCTACAGAAAATTAAAGAAATGTGGAATTCCCTTGTTGGAGAGCCTGTATCAATAGATGATGAAAGGCTAATGGAGTGGCTTGGAATTGATCCAAAAACCCCACGAAATGCAATTGGAGAAGTAACGTATTTTACATGTTTAAAAATGCTTTCAGAAACAATGGGGAAAATGCCACTGAAATTTTATAAGCAGACCGATAAGGGGAAAATACGGGCAGATCCGACGAGAGCTTCATGGCTCCTTATGAATAGACCAAATCAGATCATGACTCCGGCGACGTTCTGGGGCACGATAGAATATAATTGTGAACATTATGGAAATGCGTATGTATGGATACAGACGAAATTCGAGAAAAAGGGAAGATATGGAGGAGAATACAACATTCTTTCATTCTGGCCTATGCAGAGCAATTATGTGGATGTGCTAATGGATGATGTGGGAGTGTTCGGAGACGCAGGAAGGCTGTATTATCGATACAGCGATCCTAAGACCGGAAAAACATACACTTTTTCACAGGATAATGTTATGCACTTTAAAACATGGTGCACACTTAATGGAATCATGGGAAAACCGGTAAGGCAGATCTTACAGGATTCAATTTCGGGCGCAGTGGAGTCACAGAAATACTTGAATCAGCTGTATGCTAGCGGATTAACCGCAAAGGCAGCGTTGCAGTATACAGGAGACCTTGATAAACCAAAGCGTATGGCCTTGCAAAAGGAATACAACGCATTACTTTCAGGCGCTAAAAACGCAGGTAAAGTGGTGGCGGTACCAGTTGGGATGACACTGCAGCCACTAAACGTAACTCTGGCAGATGCGCAGTATGCAGAGATAAAAAAATATACGGCATTGCAGATTGCAGCAGCATTCGGAATTAAACCAAATCAGCTAAACGATTATGATAAGTCAAGCTATTCAAATTCTGAAAGTCAGCAGTTGGCATTCCTGGTGGACACGATGAGCTATAGATTGTCACAGTACGAGCAGGAGATAAACTATAAATGTCTTTCTGATACTGAGAAAAAAGAAGGATATTACTTTAAATTCAACGAAAAAGCAATATTAAGAACAGATTCAAAGACACAGAAGGAAGTAATAACTGGATACGTGCAGAACGGAATCTATACAATCAATGAGGGGAGAGATCTCCTTGATCTTCCTTTCGTGGACGGAGGAGATGTCAACATGGTAAACGGAACGTATCAGCCGATAACACATATAGGCGCGGCTTACGGAATTAACACACAGGGAGGTGAAGGAGATGGAGATTGATGTAAGAGGGGACATCATCAGCAATGATGATAAATGGATTTACGACTGGCTGGACTGGGATTCCACGTGCCCGGATGATATCAGGAATGCAATTGCATCTCTTCAACCAGGAGAAACACTCACGGTAAACATAAACTCAGGTGGCGGCTCTGTGATGGCAGGACAGGAAATCTATTCTATTCTTGCCGGAAGAAGTGACGTGGAAATCAACATTCAATCGCTTGCTGGCAGTGCGGCCAGTGTGATTGCAATGGCAAACACATGCAAGATGAGTCCTGTTGCGACTATTATGATCCACAATGTCTCAATGTCAGGAGCTTCCGGAGATTATCATGACATGCAGAAGAATGCAGAGATCTTAAAAACAATGAACAGTGCACTTTCGGAAGCGTACACAAGAAAGACAGGAAGATCAAAAGATGAAATTCTGAAGATGATGGATAAGGAAACATGGATCACAGCAGAGAAGGCTCTTGAACTTGGATTTATTGATAAGATCGAGAATTCAGGGCAGCAGTTCTTTAATTGTGTGTGCGGAGTCAGACTGACGGATGAAATACGCAATAAAGTAAAGCAGGAAAAAGAAGCCCAGGAAGCAGAAAAACAGCAGAAAAAAGAAATATTAGGAGACTTAGACCAGTATGGCGTCTGAGCGGAACGGAGGATATAAGGAATAAAAAATTATTAGAACTTTTAAACTCTATTAATGAGAAAAAAACAATGGTACAGTCCCTGGTAGAACAGGGAAAGCTGGAAGAAGCAAGAACAGCCAAGGAAGAACTTAAAAATATGCAGGAACAGTTTGACCTTCTGAAAGATATCATGGATCCGGACGGAAATGGAACAATTAAACCGCAACAGGATCCGAAACTGTTAGAAAATAACTCTATCAAAGAATTTGCTAATGCTGCAAGAAGAGGATTCCGAAATGCAACCATGGTAGAAGGCACACCTGCAGATGGAGGATATACAGTCCCGGAAGACATCCAGACACAGATTAATACCTACAGAGATGCAAAATTCTCTCTGATCAGCCTGGTTGATGTAGAAAATGTAACAACAAATAAAGGCCAGAGAACCTATAAGAAACGTGCGCAGCAGACTGGATTTGCGAAAGTGGGAGAAGGTGGAAAGATAACAGCTGGAACAACCCCGCAGTTCGAAAGAATCTCATACGAGATTGAGAAATATGCAGGATATTTCCCTTGCACAAATGAACTCCTTGCGGATACAGATGCAAATATCACAGGCGTTTTGACAACATGGATTGCGGATGAGTCAAGAGTCACAAGAAATAAAATGATTCTTGAGCAGATTGCGACAAAGGATGTAACAGCGATGAAAGATCTTGATGATATCAAGAAAGCATTGAATATCACGCTTGGACAGGCATTTAAACCTACTTCTGCAATTGTGACAAACGACGATGGGTTACAGTGGCTTGATACATTAAAGGATAACGAAGGAAGATATCTTCTCCAGCCGGATCCTGCAAATCCAATGCAGCTTAGACTTTGCGCTGGATCAACAATTGTTCCTGTCAAAGTTATTCCAAACTCCGATATGCCATCCGATACAAAGACAGCAGGAAGCAGAAAAATACCAGTTATTATTGGAGATTTGAAAGAGGGTATCAAATTCTGGGATAGAAATCAGATGACTCTTATGACATCTAACATCGCCCAGATCGGAGAGCTGAATGCATTTGAAGAAGATCTTACAATCTTCAGGGCAATTGAAAGGGAAGACTGCACGGTGAAAGACAAAGAAGCGTTCGTGAACGGACAGCTGACAATTAAAGATGCAACTGTTAAAGGAGTATGAGATAAGGCGGTGAACTGTGGATATTGATGCAGTAAAAGAGTATCTACGAATCGACGATGATGCAGACGACATGACCATAGAACTGATGATGAACGCTGCAAAAGAATACATAAAAGATGCTGTCGGGAAATGTGATGAGAAGAATCCAAAAACGCAGATGTTATTCATGCTTATCATACAGGATCTCTACGAAAATCGTGTGCTGACAGTAAAGGAAGCAGACAAACAACGACTGACACATGTGGTCGGATCAATGGTTCTTCAGCTACAGGCGTCACAACTGGAGGAAGAAAATGGTTGATATCGGAAAACTAAACAGGCGGATCACATTTCTCCGCATGAACACTTCAGAAGATGAAATGGGTCAGGACAAATCCGAGTGGAAAAAATATCGGACAGTATGGGCAACTGTAAAACCATACAAAGCATCAGAATACAATTTCATGAGCAAATTAAAGCCGGAGGTTACACACAGAATGTACATCCGCTTCCGAAAAGATATTACTGCAGATATGAGGATTTTGTATCAGGGACACATGTTTTCCATTGCAGGTCCGCCGCTTGATATGGACAATACGCACAGAATGTTGGAAATCCAATGTGAGGAGGTGTTCGAAAGTGCCAAGTATCAACTTTGATTTTGACGCTTCGGAACTGATCCAGGCAATGGAGAAGACGACAAAACAATATCCTGCATCTGCAGAAAAAGTTTTAAAGAAAGAAGCGAAAAATATTGCTAAGGATTTACAAGGACGAGTAAATTCCGAAGCAAAAGGGCACCATTATGCAGGACAGGGAGCAACACCTAAACCTCTGGCAAAAAGCTTCCGACAGGGGAAAGTAATGCGATCAGGAAGTAAGGTTACGGTTGCGGTTATAACGACAGCGCCGCATTATCACCTTTACGAAGAAGGACATGCGATGATAACACATAAAAGTAAAGACGGAACACATGGACTAAGACAGGTCGGAGAAGTTAAAGGCAAGAAAACTGTAGCTAAATATATGTCGCAGCGAGCGGATCATGCGGAGCTGATTGGACAAGAGCTCCTGCAGGAAATATTAAAGGAGGCAGGATTTGACTCTTAAAGAAATAAAAAAAGCGGTCAATTCCGCTCTGAAGGAGAAATATCCGGACGTAAAAATATACGGAGCAGATACAATAGAGGGGTATATGCGCCCTTCATTTTTTGTATATATAACACAGACTTTTTCGGAATCGACTAAAAATGCAGCTCACAAAAATGTGGAAATAGAGATTGATTTTATACAAAGAGCAGCGAATGAAGAGGAAGCAATGAAATTTTTCGCTAGGATGGAAGAATTATTTGGACAAAAAGTGACAGCAGGGAACAGAAACCTGAACACAAATAACATGGAACTGGATTTCCAGGGAGAAAATTTGAATATTCCTGTATGCCGGTTCGATGTAGAATTCTGGGATCAGATTCCGAGAAAAGAAAACTATGACACAATGAAAGAATTAATATTTGCACAGGAGGTAAGGAATTAGGGGTTTACCGGTGATGAATGTCGTATTTGTGGCGGCGGCGAGAAAATCAATTAGGCGATCTGAACGCGGAATAGTGGGAATGATCATAAAGGACGCGGTTGTCCCGGATGGAAATCCGATTACAATCTACAAAGAAAAAGACATACCCGAAACGTTGAGCGCAGAGAATAAAGAACAAATTAAACTGGCAATGAAAGGAAATGATACAACTCCGCGAAAGATAGTTGTATATGTTCTTGCGAAAACAGAAGAAGATTACAGAAAGGCTCTTGAATACTTTGAAATAAAAAAAGTAACATGGCTTTGTTGCCCAACAGTAAAAACAGATGGCCAGGAAGAAGAAATTGTAACATGGGTGAGAGATCAGCGAGAAGGAAATAGAAATAAAATAAAAGCGGTTCTTCCGGACAATACTGCGGACAGTGAAGGAATCGTGAATTATGCTACAAGCGAAGTAACAGTAAAAGGGAAGAAGTACGGCCCAGAAGAGTTTTGTTCCCGGATTGCAGGTCTGCTTGCAGGAACATCGCATAAAATATCATCGACCTACGCAGTTGTCGAAGAGGCGAGTGAGTGTGAAAAGCTGGACAGAGATGCCTTAGATGCTGCGGTAGATGCAGGGAAGCTTGTGCTTTTCTATGATGGGGAAAAAGTGAAAGTAGCCAGGGGAGTTAATTCTCTGACAACGGTTTCAAAAGGAAAAGCAGATCCATGGAAAAAAATACGTGTTGTAGAAACTATGGATATGATGCATGACGACCTGGTCCTGCTTGCAGAAGACAACTATGTTGGAAAATACCCAAATACATATAGCAATAAATGCTTGTTGATTTCTGCAATTGATTCATACATGAAAGAATTAGAAAGAAACGGTCTTATACAGGACTATGCAGTCGAACTTGATGTAGAGAAAATCAAAGAGTACATCATTGAAAACAAAGGCGTAACCAGAGACGAAGCGGAAGCAATGTCAGATGAAGAAATAAAAAAACAGTACACCGATGAAAAAGTGTTCATGAAGGCATCCGTAACTATCGTTGATGTCATGGAAGATATTAATCTGGAAATTGCTGTTTAAGGAGGAACCACAAGGAATAATTACACACCAGATCGTGTTATTAATGGAACGTTTGGAGAGTGCTGGATTGATAATGATTATATGGCGGAAGCAACGGCGCTCCAGGCAAAGATGAAACTTGATACAAGCGAAGTAAAAAGAACAGGGACATTGGAGAAAGGATACAAAATAACTGGAATCAGTGGATCTGGTACACTGAAATTAAATAAGGTTACATCCTATTTCTTGAAAAAAGTGTCTGAAAACCTGAAAAAAGGTAAAGCCACGAGGATGACAATTATCACGAATTTAGAGGATCCGGAAGCGTTTGGGGCAGAAAGGATTCGACTGGATGACTGCGTGATCACGGAATTGACAATTGCAGACTGGGAAGCCGGAAAACTGCTGGAGGAATCAATCCCATTTAATTTCAGTGGTTTTGAAGTCCTTGATACAATTGATGCATAAAGGAGAAAAAACATGAACTTAATTGACAAACTGCTTTGCGTAGACAAGGCGAAAGCGGAAGAAAAAGAAACAAAACAAATTAAATCAAAGAAGCTGGAAAGGTTAGTGGGAGAGGACGCAGAAATAACAATTAGAGAACTGTCCGGAAAACGTTATAACAGTCTGCAGGCAATGCTGTATGACAAGAATGGAAACAGGGATATGGCAGCTGTTTATGATTTTAATCTGATGTGCTGCGTGTATGGAATTGTAGAACCAGACCTGAAAAATGAGAAACTCATGGAACACTTTGGCGCTTCGACACCGAAGGATTTGGCAGCGGCTTTATTTGGAGTAGAATCGGGGTCTATTGCAAGCGAAATTGTTAAACTTTCCGGACTTGGAGAAGATGCTGAGGAAGAAGTAAAAAACTCATAAAGGTGGACGGCGAAGCAAGCGTGGCTTATGCACTGTTCCGCCTAAAGAAATGGAAACCATCGGAATATTACGATATGGGCGCAGGTGAACGTTTGATCACTCGCGCCTTTTTAAAACAAGAATTGCAGGACATAAAAGAGGAGATGAGAGACAAGGGCAGGTAAGACAGTTGCAGCAGTTGTAAAGCTGATTGACGATTTCAGCAATCCGTCGAGAGAAGTAGCGGCACAGGCGCGCGACCTAGAAAAACGATTTAATAGTGTTGCGGGCGTATTTTCTCACGCAGGAGAAGCATTTACTGCTGCAGGAGAAACATTGACCAAGTCGGTCACTGCACCATTGGTAGCGGTTGGAACTGCGGCAATTAAATTTTCCTCTGATTCACAGGATGCTTTCCAACAGTTCGCGGCGGCAACAGGAACCGCATCGAATGAAATGGGAAAATATAAAGATATGATCAATGATGTTTACAAGGACAATTTCGGAGAATCTATCAATGATGTGGCAGAAGCCATGGCGACTGTTAATCAGAACATGTCTTACTTGGACGACTCAGCTCTTCAGAGATGTACGGAGTATGCTTACACTCTATCGGATACATTTGGAGTAGACGTGGCAGAAAGTACAAGGGCGGCTGATTCACTCATAAAGAACTACGGTGTATCGGCAAGAGAGGCATTTAACCTTATGACACAGGGAATGCAGTCGGGTCTTAATTTTTCGGATGAACTTTTTGATAATATTGACGAATACTCCGTACAGTTCAAGAAGCTGGGACTGGACGCAGAGGATATGTTTTCTGTATTTGCAAACGGTGCACAGAATGGAGCTTTCAATTTGGACAAGATTGGAGATGCCGTAAAAGAATTCTCGATCAGGGCGATAGATGGATCAGACACAACGAAACAGGGATTCGAGGCCCTTGGAATGAATGCAGATGAAATGGCACAGAAGTTTGGGGCCGGAGGGAAAACTGCAAAAGAAGCATTCAATGAAGTAATAGAAGGACTTGCTTCTATGGACGATCCGGTAGCACAGAGTGCAGCCGGAGTAAACCTATTCGGAACCATGTGGGAAGATTTGGGACCTCAGGTTATAACATCTATGTCAACGGCGAGTGATGCTATAGATAAAAGCAGAGAATCTGTCGAAGGACTGGTAAATGTAAAATACGACACTTTATCAGGAGCTTTAGGAGGACTCTGGAGAACCATACAGGTGGATGTACTGCAACCAATTGGAAATCAATTAATTCCGTATGTCACAAAAGGCATCAGTTTCATACAGAAGTTTACAGATAAATGGAATAAATTAGAACCAGCTACACAGAAAACAATAGTAAAATTTGGAATGGTGGCGGCAGCTGCTGGACCAATGCTCATGGGGTTCGGAAAGATTTCTTCGGGAATAGGGGCTGTAATTTCGAATTTTGGAAAGA